GAGAACGCCCCTTATCTTCCGATTGCTGAAACAGATCGAGGGCAAAACGGGCCGTATCGGCCTCAACGCCGAATTTTCCGAGAAGCTCGATTTCCTGTTGAAGCTGGCCTACACGATCGTCAGCTGCCTTTTTCAGATCCCGGTAAGCGTTTGCTGCACGCTGCGCAGCGGTCTCTGCCTTTTTGTTGCTCTTCTCCGATCCCGGCAAACCTTCAAGTTCAATCAAAGGGCGCCGCTCGGGCGTAGGTGGATTGGCGACATCGAAAAAGCCGGGATTTTGAATTGGCCCGTCAGCAGACTGACCGTCACGACCCAGTCGTCGCTTTTCAGGATCATAGCTTCGCCATGTCGTGATATCCTGCGATCGGGCGACAGCGTCATTGGCCTTTTTGACGCTTCCAGCCGCACCGAGTGCGGAGGCCGAGAGCGCATCGAAAAACTTTGCGAAATCTGTGAGAGCCGGTATGCCGGTGCTGTTTATTGCCGCCGCCAGCGCCGCCTGCACCCGCTCGACATCAGACGTTTCAAGCTTTCCTTCATTTGCTGCTTTGGTAAACTGCTGAAATGCAGTCTGTAAGCGCTTGATAACCTCGTCTTCTTCACCGGCAGCACGAAGTTGAGCGACGACGTCAGAAACCGTGATACGGGCCGATTCCAAGTCCCTGCGGACATTCGCCAGCGCCTTTTCATTGATAAGGGTAATACCCTCTTTAAGGTCAGCAGCGTCCTTGGCGCGATTGAGTTCGTTGGCATAATCGCGCAGCATGGGGATGGTATCACCCCACCTCTCAGCAACGGCGCTGATCAGCTGCGCCTGCTCTTTCAGTTTTTCCGCCGAATCCCCACTGCCGGAAACCACGCCTGAGAAATACTGCACGGCTGCTGCGGTGGCGCCAATTGCACCAATCGTCACGAGCGAGATTGGATTAACGAGCTGCATGAAAGCAGCTGCGACAGCCGGACCAATCTTCGATCCACTATTGCGGATATCATTAAATACCTGCGCGACCTGCGGACCCTGCTGGAGCGCTACTGTGTACCAGGGCATGAAACCGGCCGTCGCCGCGATATCGAAGCCTTGCGCAGCAAGGTTCGAGGTATTGAACGCGTTCGCATTGCCGCCACTACCCGAGCGGGTCACCGTGACCTGAAGCGCCTGATTACGCCCCTTAATGGCAGCCGTCGAAGCCAATGCGGCCTGGCGTTCGCGGGCAATGGCCTTTGCCATCTCATCAGCAGAAATGGCGCCGAGGGCGTGCGCGCGGCGGATGTCGGCGACGGCGGCTTTGTAATTATTGATGGTATTGAAGAGCGGAGAATATCTGGCACGCAAGCGCTCCAGCTCCTTCCCCTGATCGGCAAGCGCACCAGTCCATTCCTTGGACGCCTTGATACCGATCCCCATCATCGCATTGATGCGGTTCTGCATCGTCGTCGTGACGGTGTTGTCGATCGATGAACCGACCTTTGCGAACTGCTTCTGGACGGATCCTGACAAGCCGGCAAGATCACGCTCAATACGCTGGATGCTTCGGCGCAAAGTGGCCTGATCCGTCGAAATGCTGATAATCAGGTCATCGCTATTGTCAGCCATCTTCGCCTCAACCGTATTTTACCAGAAGCCGATCCATTTCACTTTCCGAAGGCGCGGACGGTTCCGCTTCGGTCCCGTTGGCGTCATTTCGTCCATGAATGGCTTCAAAGAATTCCGTCAGTGTAACACCCCAGAAATCGACAGGCCGAAACCCCAGACCGCCGATCCCTATCCGCATCCACTCCCGCCAAGGGAATGGCTTTTCATCGATCAGCTTGCCGCCTCCCTGGCGGCTTCGGCGTTTCCCGCGTCATCCTCGAAATGGTGTGTCAGCACCGCGAGGAAGGCCGATTTGCAGTCACCGAAATGTTTGAGTTTAAGCTTATTGATCGCAGCAAGGGCATCGCCCTTGATTGTCAGAAGCTCAATCCCGGAAACTGTTGCCGCAACCTCCGCATCCGAGAGCCTGATAAACAGGTCGTTCAGGGACTTGCATTGCAGGCGGTTCGACAGGGCTGCGAGCCGACCCATCTCCGCAGCGATCACCAGCTCGACGCCATCAACGACAAGGCGCGCTTCGCCGCGCGCCTCGTTGACCGGATATTTGTATTCCTGTTGCATATTTCCGCTCCGATCCCGCCGACTGGTCAGGCTTCCGCCGTGAATTCGAGAACGTCAGCGGCAACGAACGTTGCGTTGAATTCCATGTTTGGCTCGACATCGCCGGAGAAGGAGAATTCCGTCACCATCCATGATCCTTCGTAGGTGCCGTCACCCGGAACCACGACCTGCGCATTGAACGCCTCTGAATTGCGAACCTTGTTCAGGAAGAAGGTCGAGTTGGCGCTTTTGACGAAGTTGCCGGATCCGGTGAAGGTGCGGTTCGAAATGCCGGGGCGGCCGGTTTTCTGCACCGGGCCGCCGGGATTGGTGCAGCTGGGAATGGTCGTATCGACCTCGTTGGATGACATATTATAACTGCGAGTCTTGATGCCGCAGAGGTTGGTGAAATCTTCCGGATCCGCGCCGTTACCGATCTTGATCAGCAAAAGGCGGCCAAGCTGCTGTCCATCAGCCATTGTGATGTCCTTCCATAGGTGTCTGGGTTGTGATGATGGGTGCCGTCAGCGTTGGCCGCTACGGCTTCTCGACATAGGCCACCAGCTCGATGACCGCGTGAGACGTTAATCCGTCCTGATCGCGAAAAACGCGGTTCTGACGGTGATTGAGGGAGACGAGACGCCACGTCTCCAAAGACAGTGGCGCCCGATGCAGTGCATTTTTGACCGCGTTTGCGAGACGCTTCACCTCGACAAAACCGACCTCTCGCGACCATCCGTGCAAGGTCAGGTAGATTGTCTGCGCGGAAACACAGGTCATATCGTCAGTGACCTCCTGCGTCTCACCGAGGTGGACGTAGGGAAAGCTGGCGTTCTCTGGCACCCGATCATATATAGCGCCACCAACTATGCCGGCGACCTGGGTATCAGCAACGAGAAGGGCGTGAATGGCTCCCTGCAGTTCCAGGTCTGCGCTCGCCATATGATCTATTTCCTTCTGGCTTCGCGAATGGCGCGGTTGACTGCGTTTCTGATCCGGCGTCTGATTTTTGGCTTCATCGCCCGATAGATCGGGAAGATATGCGGCTTTGCGACCGAACCCGGATGGATGATGGCGCCAGTGGCTTTCGTCTGTTTTCTACCCAGAACAGTGCCGCCATCCTTGGCGACATTGTGCGGACGCGTTCCGAACTCCAGAAATCGCCAGATGAATTTTGCGAAGAGGCCCACTGCGGAAGGGTCTTTCGATGCGCGAACGCCGACCTGTTCCTGCACTGGACGATCTGCGATCAGATCTGCCTGTATGCTCTCCATATAGTCGAGCGTTTCGCCTGTCGGCGCCACGCGCCGTACGGCATCAGCAAGATCGTCACCCGCTGCTTTCTTTTCGTCGGTCGTATATTTTTCGATGTTGGGGGCGATCGTATTGAGGCGCCGCATCAAGGCTTCGCGCCCGAGCATTTGAGCTTTCAGCACCATCACGCCGCCACTCCGGACTGGATCAGGAGATCGATCCACAATCGATCGGTCGTTGCCGTCACTTCACGGATGTTGAAAACGACGCCCGTTCGCACATCCCGTGCGCGCCAGTCTGACGTAATCAGTTTCGACTGTGAGCAGGCGCGGATGAAGACAATCTGGGTATGCTGCCCCTGAAGGCGGTCAGCCATGACGGCTTCGCCGCCGCGAATATGCGTAACGCCTGCCCGACGCTGAAACTGTTCCTGCCATGCACCTTTGGTGTTTCCGTATCCGTCTTGCTGATCGACGCGCTGGTCAAAAGCGAAGCGATAAAACAGATCACCCGCTGATCTTGTTTTCGCCATCCAAAACCGTGCCTTTCCTTGTCACCAGGATTGCCTTGCCAGCCTTCGTTGCCTTCTCGGCGCAATCACGCTTCACGACGCCTGTCCAGCCAGCCTTGTAGGCGCGCGTGACGGCAGGAGTGATCTCGTAATTGAAGTTCTGCGTAAATCGGACACGCGGCATCTCGGCGCTCCTATCGGTAAATTCGGTATGGCGTCAGAAGAGCGTTGACCGAAAACGGAATCTCTTCGACGGAGGATCCGATCACAACCGGCTCTCTTTTGAGATACCACTGCGCAACCATCATCAGGATTGCTACTTTGATCGGCATAAGATCCGGGTCGTCGATTTCATAGCCGGCCTGATACCGGATACGATGAAGATAGCGCGTAACCCAAGGCGATCCGGCCTTGATCACGATGACACCGTCGACAAGGCGATACGTCGCAGGATCCACCGTTGACTGCACACCGTCATCATCCTCAGTGACGATTGAGACAGAACCGACAACAGGGGGAAACGGTAGCTCGATGTGACGGCAGGCAAACCATCCTGAATATTCAAGGGTCTGGATACCCAGCGCCCTGCCAAGCCATCCCGTAGGGCCATCCAACCAAGCGGTCGCGGCCACGATCAGGCTGGAAACATACACATCGTCCTCAGAGGGGATATCAATCAGGTGTTTTCTCGCCTCTTCCATCGAAACGATCGGCTCTGGCCGTGTAATGACTTTGACCGTCATGCCTTGTACCTACCCGTGAGATCAGATTTCGCTCTGGCGCGGCAGTTGCGCGCCAGAGCGGTCCGCGAATATTACTTCGTCAGTTTTTCGAGATCAGCGGAGGCCGATTTCGCCTGTGCCTCAGCTTGCTTCAGCTCCTTCGCGGCAACAGCTTTCGCGTCATCAGTCGCTGCCGCAGCGAGTTTGGCTTGAGCCGCCTCCACCGCCTGGTCGGCGGCGGATTTCGCGGTGCGTGCCGTCACGAGTTGCGCAGCAGCAGCCTCATCTTCCTTCCGTTTCGCTGCCGCAGCGGCAGCAGCCGCCTCCGCGTCAGAATCTGCCTTTTCCGCCAGATCGAGCGCCGCCTGAGGCAGGCACCCGGCTGCAACCAGGCGAGCGGCCTGTTCATAGGTCGGCGTTGGATCAAAAACGTCACCTTTTTCGAAACGGCTTCCGTTTCGAATGTCGATGCACGCCGCGAGCACGGTAAGTGCCTTGGTCATTTCACTCTCTCCTGTTGGATTTTTCAGCGCACGTCGTCAGCGGTATCTATGCCGCTACGGCGCTGGCGAGTAC